CCTGGACCTTTATGATTTATTTAAATGATGTAGAAGATGGCGGCGAAACTTACTTTAAACATTTAAATTTAAAAGTAAAACCCAAACAAGGAACAGCCGTAATCTGGAACAACCTTTATAGAAACGGAATCCCTAACCCAAAAACCCTGCATGAGGCTTTGCCGCCAGGGAGTGGGCGGAAGTATGTCATTACAAAATGGTTTAGATCCTGGAGCTTAATTTAGTTGGCAGCAATATCGAACTGAACCACTGCGTTGGTTCCGCCTGTTTCTTTAAGAAAGTTAGCTCTGATTTTTTTGACGGGCGATCCGGCAATGTTATAAATGTAATGCCCGTTCTCAATGATGGTGTTTGAGATCAAGGGAGCATACGACGTGCCATCAAGGCTGCCATCAAGCCTGACCACCACACTGGTGTCAATATTAGTTACGGTAACTGCCAGTGAGTAGTTACGTGTAGACAGGTAGTTGATTGTGTAGACGTCAACAATTTCAGTTACACCGGGAGCAGTCAGCTCTGGAAACTGAAAGAAAACTGTTTGCTGGTAACTTTCGTAAAAACTCACGGCGCTCTCTTAACTCCTTTAACTATACAGAAGCTAAAGTCAACTGTAACTACCCATCAACACAGGAGTTCTGCTGCAGCAAAGAAGCTACTTCAGGTGAGCAGTTATTAAAAAATTCATTTGCAAGGACCGCTTCTACTTCGCACTCCTCAACGATTGAAATAAGTTTCTCCAGGTACCACTTGCATTTTTTAAGATCTTCTGATCGATTTTGTTTTTTCTCATACCTGTACAGGTACTTAATGCAGTTTCCTTTTAGGTAGCCTTTGAATGCCTCCAGGGTCATGGAAGATTCAATGGCCTCGATGCACTCCACTCCCCCACTGGTGTAGTGGCTGGGGTGGTTAACTGAGTCGCTCATCGCCAACAAAACTAAAGCTAGTCAATTTATAGCACAGCGTTGTGCTACGCGCCGGTATTCTTCCAGCCATTTTTCGCCCATCAGCTTCACCAGTTGCTCACGGGTGACGTTCTCGATCAGACGAAGAGATTCCCTAAAGCGGCGTTCGTTTTCTTCTTCGGTTATATCGTGGTCAACCATAGAAACCGGGGACACTAGTGGGTCTTAAGTTTTACAGCGTGGTGATCGTTTGCAGTGTTGCATCCGGTACCCGATAACCCCAATGGCAAAATCGTGCGTACCACGTAGAGCCGGTAGCTGATAATGTTATCCTGTCCACGTCGATCGGTAAAAGAAATGCCGTATCAAGCGTACCATTGGTGCCGTTTGCGGAAATCATTGCGTTGTCTACGGCAAAACCAAACGCTAGCTTGCGCAGGTTAGCGGTTAGCCCAGTTGAGCTCGCGGAATCAAATTGAGCGGCAGAAGATGACCGCACCAACCCTCTGCTGTTTGTTGATGGGCTGCCTTGTCCAAAGCTAAAAGTATTGGACCCAGACGTAAGCGAGTTGTTATGAGGCCCACTAGATAAACTCCAGTGCGATTGATTTGCACCACTTGTAATTGCAGGAGATTTGAAATGCTGCATATAAAAACACCCTGGCGCATTATTTGCAAACCACCTAGAGAAGTTGGAACCCGAGATGATCGCGCTATCTGCATTGCGAGTTGCACTGGCGCCAGTTGTGGGGATCCAACTGGTTGCATTAACCCTAGCCTCAAGGTTGGCGTAACTAACAGTACCGGTGACTGTCAACGTAAGTGTGCCTGCCGTAGGCGTAAAAGTCAGCGTGGTTCGTGTCGGGAAAGCTCCTGATCCAACTACCGTAGCCGTATGCACGCCACTCAGTTCGACACTACCAGTTCCGTAAAAGCTTAGTGTATGGGCAACGGCTGTAACAGTGACGGACTGCGTTGCCAGTGTCTGGCTGTTAGTTAGCAGATTTGTGCTAGCCACCTCAACAAGCAGACCCAACGATGCGAGGGTTTCTGGGTCGTGATCAAAACGTGCAACATCGGTACCGGCGGTTTGGATCTCCCCGTTGCTGTCAAAGTATGTTGCGTTGCCAGATCTTGTAAAAGTAAAAAGATTAAGCCCTGAGATGTTGTCTACGAGGCTTTTGCTACTGGCCAAGCGCAAGTCGATAGTCGGAGTCCCAGCTTGGGAATACAGCAGATTGTCGCCGGTGCCAGGAGCACCTGTAATAACCCAACTCATCGCAACACCTCCGCGTCGGTCGCAGGAGCAGCGATGCCCCAGCGTTCAAGAACGGCACGGGCAAATCGGCGGTTCAACCCAAGGCGGCTATCGCGTAGCAGCAGTTCATGCCACAGCTCGTCTAGCTGCTGATTGGTAGGTTCAGTGGAAGCAAGCATCGACAACGCTTCGTAATGCTTAACAATACCCTCCCTGGCTGCATTGATGACGGTTGAGCGCGGCACCGTAGTGGCAGTGGTTACGATGTGGGTCATGGGATAGCCGCCGCGAAGGCGTTGATTAGGGTGGTGACGCGGGCATCTAGGAGAGCAAGGTTTAGTGATTCGCCGATGCTGTAGAAGGCTAGGCGGGCGTTTGTGTAAGCGCTAGGGACTGTTGTTGTATTACGGGCAAATACAGCTAAGGAAACGTTTGGGTCAGGTTGCACAACAGTGATTGCAGGATAAATGGCTTGCCCTGATCTATGTGTATGCGTAGTACCAGACAATGACGCTCCGACAAAACCTGTTACGGAACTTGCTGCACCAAGTACCCGATTGCTGTCATTGTTAGTGTTTGTGGCTCGCAAGAAAGAAGCATGTTTTAAATCTAGTCTTCGAATGTCAGATGTAATTGTATTTACGGCTCCAATGTAAACACCATCCACCGACGTTGCTACCGATACAAAAGTTGCAAGAGACAGCGTTGTTAAAGAGATAGGGTTGAATAAAGCGTTTAAATATTTGGTGCTACCATTCCCAACCAACCCCGTCTTCCGGTTGTAGTCACCAGAGACAAAGTTGTTATTAGTAGGAGCCGTACCAACCAGGGGCACTAACGCACCAGCAAGTGTCCTAGCGCCTGCCAAGATACAGCTGGCTTTAATTGCCGTCCAGATGCCATCGGCTTTGCAACCCAGCACAAAGTTATCAATGGCGATCGTCGTCCTCTCCTCCAGTGCCTGGCCGTCTGCCGTCTCCACCGCAGTGATGTAAGCAGCAGCGTCAGCATCCATTGGCTGCCAGCCCTTACGCAACACCACCTTCCCCGGCACATAAATCGGGCTCATGGCTGACACCTCGTAGTGTTATAGGTTTCGGTCATGGTATTGCTACTCCAAATGCGGTGATGAGTGCTGTGACGCGGGCGTCAAGGGCGGCGAGGTTTAGGGATTCGCCTATTGAGTAGAAGGCAAGACGAGGGGCGCTAAGATTCTGTCCGGCATTAGCAAACACGGACAAATCACTTGACCCTGGGCTGCTAGAAGCCACTGCGATGGCAGTAGTTATTCCCGCAGCACGCAAATCATAAGACGCGCTACTTGATCTTGAGATCGCAATTAAACCCGTGCCTACTGTATAAGAGCCCGCAGATGTGTTATTTGTCGCGTCCGAATGATTTGTTAGTAGATCGTTGGCGCTGTTGATAAAGATTCTGCTTCTTCCGCTTGCAATGTTTGTGCCGATCAGCGCTCTTACTGTAGTTGCCGATTTTTCGGTGGCATACACACCTAAGTGGCGACTATTTTGGGGGTCTACGTTGTTGTTTCGGTTTGCGTTTAGGTATTTTGTGCTTGCGTCACCCTTTAACCCTGTCTTCCGGTTGTAATCACCGGAGACAAACAGCCCCCCCACGTTGATCGGCGCAGTCCCAGCTAAGGGAACCAGCACCCCAGCCAGCGTCCTAGCCCCGCTAAGGATGCAACTCGCCTTAATGGCGGTCCAGATGCCATCCTGCTTGCAGCCGATGACAAAATCATTGATGGCGTACCGGGTGGCAGTCTCTAGGACCTGGGTATCAGCGACCTCAACGGCCTCGATGTAGGTCGAAGCGTCGTCATCAAACTGGAACCCAGGCCGCACGATCAGCGTCATACGCCCTCCTCAACAACCGGCGGAGTAGTGTCGTTGTCTAGTGGGGGAACGGGTGCCACATAAGGCGTCCCATCAGCGTTGAACTGGGGCGGGATGGGGCCGGTGTAGTACGGGCCCACCTTAAGGTCTTGGCACGCCTTACGGGAAACGGATTCGGCGTACTCAGCAACCACGTCCTCGGGCTGTTTGCCTTCGGCGTAAGCGGTAGCAATGATGCCGGGGACGAGCGTGTCGTCGATTGTGATAGTGAATGAAGCCATGAGAATTAAACTCCGATTACGGACCAGTTAGCGCCGTTGTACCAGCAAAGGGCAGCGGCAGCCCCACCACCGGCAACAGTCATGCCGACGACAGGGGCAGTTGCGTCAGTGACGCGAGTAAGCATTCCAACCACCGGAGCAGCAGGCAGACCAGCAACAGTGCTGGATACAACCACCTCAGCCACGCTGTTGACTTTGATGGTGCCGGTGCCAGCAGCAGTCAGGTTCAGCGGGATGTTGTCAGCGCCAGTGCCAGCAGTTTCAGCGGCAAGGGTGACGGCAGTGCTGGTGCTGCTCAGCGATGCGCGAACGTGGTTGCTGGCATCGGTGAAGGTGCCGTAGACGCGGAAGGTTTGGGCGTTGGTTGTACGACGCTGGGCGAGGGTGTCGGCGGCGTCGCGGGAAAGTGTTAAGTCAGCACTTGTGTTTATATTTGTTCCTGATGTCCAAGAAATATCAACATTAGATCTAATTCCAACGGCAGTATTGGTGAGTGATACGGGAATCGTGCTTATTGTGCCGAGGCCACCCACGTACAATGCGCCGCCACCGCCAGAAACACCGCCGAAAATCGTGGATGTGGTGTTAGTTGAAGCGGTTAAGTTAAGAGATGTGCCAGTCAGCAGTAAGTTGCCCGAAGACGTGAGCCTTGTTTGACTCGTCCCATTCACCTGCAGATCCAGCAGGTTCCCCGCAAATCCACTCGCCGCATTAACACCAAGGCCCGTGCCGCTGGTGGACCAGGCGGTAGACGTAGCCCCTGCGGGTTCAATCAGGAAGTGCGGCTTAGTCGTGGTGCTGGTGCCGCCCGTGAACCACGTTCCCGTAAAGACCTTTGCCGGGGATGACGCGACGCTGGTGTAGCTGTTGATCAGACGGCCAGCAAGGGTGACGCTGGTGCCGTCAAAGGTCATCGTGCTGACCCCTGCGTACGCCCCAGCGTTGTTGTAGACCAGTTGCCCACTAGAGCCTGCAACTAGTCCGACGGTGCCCGTGGCGTTGGGGAAGCTGATTGTGCGGTTTTGGGTGGGAGTGACACACTGAATTGTTGTAGTAAAACTACCGCCATCATTTAGATTAATGTCACCACCCAAAGTTAAAAGGTTAGATGTTTTGTTGTATGTGAAATCAACATCGCCGCCGAATACGCCTCCATCATTAAACTGAACCTGGGTGTCAGAACCCCCAGGTACGCCGTTACCGTTATTGGGACCGACGTCATCGAGAGTCCCAGTAAAAGGATTAAATTTGTAGCTCACGATCAGACCTTGGTAACGGTGAGGAGGTTGCCGCTGCCGTCGTAGGTCAGGGCTAGGGTTGCAACGGTGTTACCGCCAGACCCGCCTTCTTTAAAAACTACGCCAGTCAGGTTTGCACCAGTGTAGGTGCAATCTACATAATCATGAAGAGAGATGTTCAAACCAGCCATTACAACAACTGGTTTTGTTCCTGTATTGACGCCGACAGACATAGTTACCCTAGAGCTTATTCAATTATTATACTCAAAACACAATGTCAATCTTTAACAGAAAGATTGGATTTTAGCAGCCACTGAAATTTTTTGTGGGCCCTGCCCCGCTCAACACCGACATCCAGGGTCAACTGATCTCCCATCTGCTCTGCCATGTCGG